GCGAAGTTCGTGAACTGCGCGTTTACCAGTGGCACATTCTTGAACGTTGGGGTTCTAAGCTCTATGTTCACTGATTGCGATTTCAGATATGCAGACCTTGGAAGCTGCGTGATGAACACTTGTATTTTGGACAAGAGCGACTTTTCAAACTCAAACTTGTATCACGCAGACCTGTCTGGCTCTTCTGTGTATGAGTGCAACTTCTCAGGTGCTAACCTCGAAGAAGCGCAAATGATGCGAGTGTCAGGGATTAGAGTTAACTTCAGGGATGCTCAATGCAGAAATGCAGTGTTTAACAATGCGGCGCTGCATCAGTCTCGCTGGGACGGAGCCAACCTGTGCCATGCGCGAATGGAAAACACTGGATTAGGGGACGCCACAGGTTTGTCCCAGGTGATGTTCAATCCGCTGGAGGAGATGCGGTATATACGAGGAACTCAATACGCATTCAAACTGGTTGACGCTAACTACTACTCAGTGTTCTCGTCCACTAAGATACATTACATAGTGGGGGAGACTATTTCAGTCGCGGAGTATGACACAGACGAGTCAAATGTATGCGCGCCTGGGATACATGTAGCTACACTGCAATGGTGCATGCGTTGCTGGTGTCCTGGACTCAAGATACTTGTTGTAAGTTTCGAGCCAGAAGATATCGTCGCCATTCCAACAAATAGTGATGGCGTGTTCAGAGTAAAGAAGTGCAACGTAGTAGAGGAGTTGCACGACCGTAGCGTGTATGTAAGGACTGGTAAACATGATTGGGGAGATTATTGAGACTGTAAAAGTGGTGCTCGTGATGCTGCCGATAATGTATGTTATCAAGGTGGTTTGCGAGTATATCAATCGTGACGATGTAACGCTAACGAAGAAGGACTTGGAGAACCTTCAACGGCTGATGAATGAAAAGAGGCGGAGATGAATGAAAAAGGGTGTATTCCAGTTGGGGTGAGATTGGTAAAGGCTGAGGCTAAATGTGACGTCAACTTCAAGGAGTGTCTTGATTTGCTGAAAGCCTTGGAGAACACTAAATCGTTCCTTGATGTCGGAGAGGTCTTGTCTGGTGTGAGGGTTAACATTGAGCTGTTAACTATTGATATCAAAAACAGCACTCACAATGTCATATTTGAATCAACAACGAACGCAGGTGTCAGAGGGGTTCGCGTGCGAGTGAGCACACCTGAACAAACTATGTGTGTGGCAACGGTGCATAGCCTTTGTCATGCTGCTTCGATAGCATATACGTTCTTGCATGGAGGAAGGGTGTGATGAAGGACATCGAATCATTGAATGAAACAATGCGGGTTCTTCTTGAAGTTGAAAAGACTTGCGCGAGGGTGTGCAGGTCTTATCGCTTTGACTGTGCGCACTGCCCGCTTCAGTCGTATATGTGCTTCAAAATGGATGTAAGCTTAGTGAAAGCAAGACTTGCTGAGGTTATCGCAGATGAGAATAAATAAGAGGCGCAGAGTCAAGAAGAGTTACACTGCGGACGAAGTTGCGGAGCTCATATGTGAGGCCATGTGTGTTCATAACGTCCCACCTAACGTGTCGTCTGAAATACTATCTGTTGACTACAGCGAGCTATGTCCGTCGCAATGGCGACACTTCATCTTCCAGTATAGGTGTAACACGCAGGTTCGTGCAGAAGAAGAGCGCGACTTCTCCGACCCTGCATGTATCGAGCAGTCGGCAGAATGCGAAGAGAAAACAAATGATGGGGAATAGAACAAGGAAGGTTAGAAGTCTGACTGATAACGAATGGAAAAGACTTGACACTCAGATAACGCTTCTGGTATCTGAGGTGGAAGTCCTCTGCAAGAACTTCGAGCACTGCGGAGTATGCCCGAAGGGACTGTGCGCAATCTGCAACGCTATAGTTGGTTTAGATGAGGCCAGGAGGCAACTATGATAGAACTCCTTACCGGTGCGTGCATCGTTGGGATAGCCGTTATGGCTTATCACATGAACAAGCTCGAAAAGATGCTGCGGGAGGCCGAGGCTGACAAACAGGCGGCTATGGACTGGTATCACGCAGAGCTAAAGGACAAGTGGTATTGGAGGGAGAAATACAGGGAGACGCAAAGATGAACGTCTGTCCAACATTGTGCGTTGTTGTCGTGATGGCTATGCTGTCTACGACAGCAAACGTCCATGAGAAACCGCCTGAAGCAAAGAAGAAGGTGGTTGTGCCGCATAAAAAACTGGTGTGGCACAGATGCGTATTCACTCAATACGCGAAGAAGTTCGAGGGAAGGAGGTGCGCTGACGGGTCGGTATTCTCGCATCGCCGTTATGTGACGGCGGCACGTGGCGTCCAACTAGGAACGCACGAGATATACCGCTACGGAACAAACCGAGTGCATGGGACTGTTGCGGATAGGGGAACACTCCCACTGCATCGGGCATCCTGCCCGCAAAGGGATGTCACAGAGGCTGTTGCCAGAAAACTCGGGCTGTATAATCCCAGGTTTGGGCGATATGGATACTACGCGGAGGTAGCTAATGGAACCGGAAGACGTAATGTTTCTAACAGCGGTAGAGTATCGAAGGCTCATAGAAATACGCGATTGCCTCAAGGCTGTATACCTTGAGGGAACGCTTGATGACTCATTGAAGACCAGAGCCAAGAAGGCTTTGGCAAGTTATCTCGAAGTCAGCAACGTCGGTGAAAACGACCCTTGGGTCGAACATGTCAATCTCTAGGAGTAAAAATGTACGAACTGTATACGCACAGCCATAACAGCAACGGCGGAATCTATGTCTCGCTCCGGAGGAGCGGACAGATAGGGTTCTCCAAGGATGCAGCAAATCTGCTTAAACTCTGTGACACATACGCATGTCTGTATTATGACGCGGACGCGAACATGGTCAAGATTGAGTTGTGGAAGGACATAATGGACGAGGGTGCTCACAAGGTTACGGCTTGTAGTGGAAACGTCTACATAGTTGGCAAGGGGTTCTGCGAGAGATTCCATATTCCTCTTCAGAAGGCAAGAAAGTTCCGTCCGATAATCAGCGACGGAACTGTCGAGATAAAACTAGATGAGGCGATGTAAATGGTTAACATAGTCAAACAATCGGTTGAGATACTCGACCCTACTGGCCGGGAGGATGCTGTATACAGACTAGCCAACATAGAACGGGCGGCTAGGAACTGCTATCAGTCTGACAACTTCGGCGACCCCGTGAGGTTCGTTGAAATGCTTCTAGGGAAGAAGCATTTCAGCATGCTGGAGTTCGCTGAAATGACAGTTCAGTTCAAAACGGATATTGGGATAGGCCGTGAGCTTCTACGGCATCGTCACCTGGTCGCAGCTCAGGAATCAACGCGGTTCTGCAAGTATGACGAATGCTTGAACGTAATCAAACCGCTGGATATCTGCGATGGAACGGAGGCGTTCAACTCGTGGCTATACTCGGTAGAGACGGCGCATGCGTCTTACCGCCAGATGAGGGAAGATGGCGTTCAAGCTGAAAGCGCGCGAAGCGTCCTTCCGCTATGCACGGCAACAAAGATAATCGTCAGGGCTAACCTGCGTAGCTGGATGCACATTATCAATCTGCGGCTGAAGAGCGGTTCGCATCCAGACATGAGAATGCTCATGGCGGAGCTCTCCGATAAAGCAAGCGAGTTGTTCCCCATTGTCTTTGATAAGGATTGGGGCGATGACTGAAGCCGTCTACTCAGACGGCGGGCTTGCGGTCCTTCCCGTGGTCAACACAGCCACGGGAAGGGCGTCTCGTTCGCTCCTACAAGTCGTTCACGTTCAGTCTGGTCTTCCTGTATCAGTTCGAGTCCACACGACGCTAGCGGGCGCCGTGGGCACGTTAGGCGCGCTCGTGGAGACTGGTGTTGACTGGCATGAGGACTGGGACGGCATATCTCGATATCTTGAAGAGCACCCGGCCAAGCTGCGGAACGTCCGCAGGATAATGAAAGGGAAGGGTGTAACTAAATGGGAAGATGCGATGAGGGGAAGGTATTTTGCAGAACGAAGAGACTACATCAGAAACAACCATAGCGAGTTCAACTGTCTGCTACGACTCAGAGTTCCTAGGGATGGTTGCGAGGGAGAAAGCCCGCGCAGAAGAGCGCTTCGGAAGGGGATACTGTAGCCTTCACGAAGCTTATGGCGTCCTTGCGGAGGAAGTAGCTGAGTTCTTCGAGCAGGTAAGGAGGCGGGAGAATGAAAGGGATTACAAGAACATCTTGCTAGAACTGGTGCAGATAGCAACAGTATGCGCGAAGTCTGCCGACATGATGTTCCCGATTATTGATGCACAGAGGAAGGCCACGGATGGTGTTCACGGGGGACTCGCTAGAAATAGTGAAGGGGATTGCTGATGCTTCTATTGACATGGTGTTCACTGACCCGCCGTATGGTCACAACAATAACAACGGCGACCTGATAGACAACTGGGAAAAGGTTTTCGGGAGACAGAAAACAGGGGGTTCGCGTCCAATCATGAACGATGGGGTAGAGGCGGACGAAATGCTTCTCTCCATCCTTCCTGAAGTCAAACGAATCCTGGTCCCCGGGGGTGTGTTCTGCTGCTGCTGCGGAGGTGGCGGCGGAGAAAAGGAGCAGCAATATGCCAAGTGGACAAACTGGATTGTAGACGTCCTCCGCTTCAAGCAGATGGTTGTCTGGGACAAAGGGCCGATGGGTTTGGGTAAGCATTATAGGCGGTCTTACGAGGTTGTCCTTGTGGCGTTCAATCCTGGCGCTAAGTGCAACTGGTATGATAACTCCAAGAGGGTTGAAAACATCATTCGGTTGAACAAGATAATCCCAAGGAAAGACCAGCACCCCACGGTAAAGCCTGTAGCGCTTGCGGAGTTCTTCATCAGGCTCCACTCAAAGGCAGGCGACCTGGTATTCGACCCATTCTGTGGCTCTGGCACTACAGGCGTGGCCTGCAAGAAGCTTGGCAGGAAGTTCATAGGAGTAGACATAGACCCGCATTGGGCAGATGTCGCAAGGGATAGGATTGAACGGGAGGTGACATGTTTAGATGTGTAATGGGGATTGACCCGGGGTTAACAGGCGGCGTCGCTTTTGTAACGTCGTGTTGCGCGAAAGTATACCCCATGCCGATTGTGGCAGGAGAGGTTAGTGTCTCCGGGTTGCTGAAGCTCATTTCCGAGAACGAACCGACAGAAGCCGTGGTTGAACGTGCGCAGGCTATGCCGAAGCAAGGGGTTGTTTCGATAGCCTCCTACATGAAGAACTACGGGAAAATAATAGGGACGCTAGAATGCGTCCCTATTCCATATCGGGAGGTAACACCCCAGTCGTGGAAGAAGGTAGTTCTGGCCGGTACGGCGAAGGACAAGGAGGCGGCCATTAAATACTGCATAAAGAAGTTCCCTGCTGCATCCTTGATGCCTACAGAAAGGTCGAAAAAGCCATCTGACGGAATGGCGGATGCGCTGTGCATAGCTGACTCGGGGTTTGTGCCAATATGATGTGTGAGCACTTCGATATTGAGAAGATACCGGCATATCTTGCCGGTTCCGCAAACTGGCAATGCAAGGAATGCTTCAATGACTCCTTGCACAAAAAGTCTCCAGCGCCTTCTCTGAAGAGGATTATTCAGGACAACGTTGCGGTAATCCTACAGTGCAGGAAGAAGGCGCAGGACGATAAAAGGAAGGAGCGAGAACTACAGGAGATTATAGGGTAGTTGTCATACTCTACGCTGAACCGCATACTCAGGAAGTATCAAAACGGCGATAAGTCGGCGGCAGACGATTTCATCACAGCCATGGAACCTGCTATACGGAAACTTGCCACTGAGTTAGGGCAAGGCGTGGAGATTGAAGACTTAGTGCAGTCAGGAAGGGTGGGGGTTTGCAAGTCAATGAAGACTTACAACCCCACCCTTGGCGCTGGTATCTTCACTTGGGCATATAACAATGCCAGATTCGAGATGCAGCACTTCATCCGAGATTGCGGAAGCATCGTGCGGCTACCGTCTAATCTCTCACCCGGGGAGCGGGATGAGATTAGGTTAAGGAGAGTTGACATGGAGAACGTTGACGCGCCGTCGCTTGACGCAGAACCAAGCGCGGTTCACTTCGCAATGTCACGTTTGACCCCAAGGGAACGCCTGATAATCAACGCCCGGTTCCATGAGAAGTTGACCAGGCGGGAGATTGCAGAGTCTTACAACATATCTCCAAGCGTCGCTAAGCGCATCGAAAGAACGGCGCTGGAGAAGATACGGAAGGTAATAGATGATAGTTCTTATTGACCCGGGGCATGGCGGTGATGACCCGGGAGCGGTAGGTGTGAGGATAGACGGGAAGGCTGTCAAAGAGTCTGTATGCAACTTGGTTATTGCGCAGGCAATAGGGCGCCACCTGAAGATGAACGGCGTTGACGTAAGATTCACTAGGGATTCGGACTGCTACCCCACTATCCGCCAACGGCAGAACCGGGTTGACGAAGTTAACCCAAACCTATTTCTCTCCATTCACTGTAACGCAGCCTCCGCCAAAGCTACCGGCATTGAAACTTGGTATGGTGCTGGTGACGTGAAGTCGCGAGACATGGCAAGGAAAATCCTCTCAGGCATCGCGAGCTTCTACTATCCCTTGAAGACCAGAGGGGCGAAGTCCGATGACCAGGACAGGCTAGGGAGGATAGGCGTTCTCCATAAGGCTATATCCAGCAGCCCGTCTTGCCCACGCGTTCTATTGGAGTGCGGCTTCGTCACATCCTTACGCGACGTAAAGGCAATGCTGGACGAAAGCAACCAGAAGAAACTTGCGCAAGGGATACTGAAGGCTATAACTGGGAAGTGACTACTCCCCACGGATAAATCCGGGGGCTTCTAAAGTGCCTAGGCACTCAGAGACTGTAGCCCCAGTCTCAAAATATTTATAGCGGCGTTGGTATCTCTATCCAGGGACAAACCACACATAGGACAATGATGCCAACGTTCTTTCAGTGGCTTCTTTGCTCTATAGCCGCATGCTGAACAATCTTGAGACGTGTACGCTGGGTTCACGCTTAGTAGTACCCTACCGGCACTTGCAGCCTTGTTAGTTAATACTGAGCGGAACTGAGTCCAACTTGCATCCGAGATTGACTTAGCAAGATAGTGATTCGAGAGCATGTTCATAGTGTTGAGTTTCTCAACAACTATCACATCATTCTCATCAATTAGTTTTCGAGAAAGCTGGTGAACAAAATTATGTCTGCGGTTCTTGATTCTTTCATGCACACGAGAGACAACTTTTCGGGCTTTATACCTCTCTTTGGAACCTTTAGGTTGTTTAGAGAGTTTGCGTTGAACCTTGGCGAGAGCCTTTTCCTCTTTGCGAAAGAATCTAGGGTTATCAACAAAAGAACCATCGGACAGAGCAGCAAACTTTTCAAGCCCGACATCAATACCGACAGCGTTATTCGTGACTGGCAAAGGTTGACTCTCGACTTCACAGGCAAGACAGACATACCATTTGCCATTCTGTCTGCGGACGGTGCAGGTTTTAACCTTTCCTTCTACAGGCCGGTGGAGTTTTATCTTTATATTGCCTAGCTTAGACAGCTTTACATGAGTATCAGACACGAAGAACCCGGACTGTGGGTAGGTGAATGAATCATACCAATCGCGGCCCTTGAATCTAGGGTAGCCCGGATTCTCTCCAGCCTTAACTCTACGGAAAAAAGCTTTGAACGCGAGATCAACTCGTACAGCGACGTTCTGGAGAACTTGTGAATGCACACTTTGCAATTCTGTCCATGTCTCACGGAATATTTTAAGTCTAGCCTGTTGCTCAAAACAGGAAAGAGAATAGTTTCGAGATTTATATTCCGTCTCTCTATCTGCAAGCATCCAATTATAGGTGTGACGGCAGGTATTGAGCGTTCTCATAAGAGAACTAACTTGAGCCTTAGTAGGATAGATTCTATATTTTAAGCAGATAGTTTGCATATAGATATTATATCACATAAATGCTGAAATTACAAGAAAGGGAAACGGCTTATATCCCCAGCTCTAAAGAGCGGGGCTTTACGCCGTTAGTCGGTAAAGAACAGGGGAGGGGATTTCAAGTCCCCTCCCCTGTCGGGTGATGCGGAGTCACCTAGGAGGTTGGGTCAATAAGTCACTTTCAGACCCCGGGCCGTAGGAACCCACCGCATTGCGGCTGCCGCTCGAAAGAGCGACCTACGGTATCTCCCGCGCTTGTCTGGACTTGGGGTAGGAACCCGTTCAGTAGTATCTAGGACTACCGGCTATACCTACCCCGTTTGAAGTCATTATACCAGCATTCTAGGCTTTGTCAACAGTTCCTAGAACCGCCATAATCTTTGCTAGCGCCTGAATCGCTAGCGCCTGCTCTGACTCCCTCACCTTCTGCCGTATCATAGTGTTGGTCACTTCTCCGGCTAGGACTGCGTCCAGCAAACTTCCAGCGGACTTGTAACCGAGCTCATCGGCCATCCATCCCAGAAGGTTCCCCACCGTGACAGGCTTGTCAGACATAATCGCAGTCTTCACCCAACCATATGGGTTGAGCGTCACCTTGAGCCCGCCAATACGAATAACCCACTTACTCACTTCGGCCTACCTGTGTGCTCGTGAACAGGCGCGCGATAATCGCCGCCACTGCTGTTGCCTTCGCGATGGTTGCAGCGTCAGCAACCTGCGTCAGCTCCGGCCATGCCAGAACGTAAGACACGAACGCAATAGCAAATCCAACGATGGTTCTCCACCCCTTGAGAGTCTTCATGTTATCCTCCAGGAACTATTCTCACCGTCTTGCCGAACAAGAACAGACCTGTTCCAGCACTGGCGAATGCCTTGACGGTGCCAGCGTTCCGCAGCGGGATTCCAGGTTCAGGAATCACAGCAGCTACGCTGTTGGCAGGAACGGAGAATACCAAGGCGTTACTTGCTCCGTTCCATTCTATTGTCAACTGGATTGCCGACCCGGTCGTGTTGGCAGCCCAAACAGATATCTCATCGAATGCAGTCGTTCCGGTCGGAGCCGTGTGTATCGTCTGAGCGGAACCTGTTGCCGTTGCGGTGATAGGGATTGCGTCACCGTTGGGCGCTGCGCTCAGAAAGCCCGCTGTGTATGTATCCATTATCTTGAGAATATCCTTGTCCGCGTAACGTCCGCCTCAAGCGTTTGAACTGGCAGGACTTTCAGGTTTGACAACGTTCCATCTGCGCCGATGTCCACGGTTGCGACCTTGACGGAATCAATCTGGTCAGAAGCGGAGAAGATTATGGACAGAGTGCCTGCTCCCTCTTCTCTCGAAACCCATACACCAGTTCCGGTTGTGCTGTAGACACCAGACGATGGGGTGCCTGTAATATCCGCCGTTGTTCTTACTACTATTCCACGATACCTAACTGTGGAGTTAGGCGGGTTCTCGTTTTGGGGCACGCACAGAACGGTATCTGATACGAGCGTCAACGTGGTTCCACTGATAGTTATAGGCGTCGCAGGAGAGCCAGGCTTGATTCCCGGCCTCACAACCGCACCTATACACGCCTCAACTAAGGCGTTAATCCAGGTATCGTTAGAGCCAACCACGATGAAGTTGGCATTAAGCTTTGCCGACTCCAGACCCCACGTGGAGCCTGTCGCCATCTCGTTAGGAATCGACTGCACTAAGCCCATGTTTCCCCCTTGTCGTAAGATACCTTGGAGAGAATGTGACCGGAGGCGTCAGCATACATCACCCTGACTCCAACCCTTCTCCCGTTCTCCACAACCGCCGCCGGGGCGGAGTCTCCAACACCGAGCGCCACGGTTTTTTCGCTTCCAAAAGCACCTGAAGCAGACCTTACACGCATATACAGATTCCCTCCGTTCAGATAGAACAAGTATACCGTCTGCGTGGAAGGTTCCCCAATGGCAACAGGACGGGTTCCAAGGCAAATACTCATGGGAGTCCCCCAGGAAACCCTGTTTCCACGTGTGACATATACCGTCCCGGTGTAATCAAAGTAGATATCTGCGTATCCTCCCCTATATGCAAGGTATACAACGCAAGGGTTGTTACCTTGGCATATCGCGCCCAGTGAACGAGTCACCGCACCGTAACGCACGGTCGCGGCGTATATGGTTGAACTCTGCGACCAAGCTACGATATTGTTCTGCGCATGGTCAGTTGTCGCTGCCGCTCCGAGGAAACCGGGGCTTACGAGCATCCCCAGCCTGCGAATCTCTCCGACACGTCCCCATTGCACAGTCTTAGACGCAGTGGTTAGAGTATCCTTCACCTTCACATCCTTACCCTTCTTCAGAAGGTCAGGACGATACCACAGGAGTTCAGCCCTTCCATGCTTCGAGCATGATGGATGCGACAAGGTAACTGGTTGCCTGTCAATATCCACTTCAGGAGTCCCTTGCAACACGGTTATACTACGGGTGTCCGCCATGCCAGAGGGGGTGGCTTCGAGCGCCTGTATCCCGTAACCTGCTACCTTCTCTATTCTCAGCGGAAATCCCAGGCCGGGGCCGAACTGGACTCTATCGAACGACATGTGCGCCCATATCTCGATGACTGAAGCTGTTGCGCCAGTTTCGGCGTGGTAATAGCGTTCTGACAGATGCTCAGATGAATGCGCATTACTACAGAACTGCTCGTAGGTATAGTAGGAAAACGTCGGCGTCAGAACTACAGGCGAACCGATAGGGTCAGGCGCAAGATTCTCCACGTATACCATTCCACGCGGTGTGCTTCCCCTCCCGGGATACGTCAACGTCTCAGGCACTAAGCTCCGGTATACATCGTTGATGTTGCTGAATCCCGCAGGGAAGTATTCGTAAGGGTTAGGGTCTAGCGGTGCGTCACCGGAATACAACTCGCTTCGGGTCGTATCATCATCCAATGTCGCACCCGTGCATTCCGCTTCCAATCTTCCATCTATGATGTGCCTCAAGACTGGGAGCTCCACCTTCTGAACCTCTGTTTCAGGTGTAGGGTGCGTTAGCTCAGTCTTGTAGTTGTCATCCGTGGATACGACAGTACCCACCTGCACGTCTTGCCATCCGTCTATGATTGTTGCGTAGACGGTATTCACGAGAGCGGCCTTCGCCTTGACGGTGATTGTCAACGTCTGGTCTATACATTCCACACCCCACCAAGCGTCTCCCTCGGTATGGCTTGCTGCCCCGCCGCTCCAGTAACGTTCATAGATAGTCTGGCTGCTGGAGTCAGGGTTACTGCTCACGGAGTCAGGACGCAGGAGGTCGAAGACTATGGTATCTTCCGCGGGACTCTTTGAAGTCATGGCTGTCCATGTCTTCCCCCCGAGAGACATCACAACTTCCGTATCCTTCTCATCGGCAGTTACCGTGACGGCAATAGCCGCCATTTGGTCAAACCATGCATCCCTCTCACCGTTGGAAGCGGCGAACAACTTCTTGACAATGCAGTTAGTATCACTGGCAAGCAGATACCCGCTCGACGTTATCTGCCCGGAAGTCCCTTCCCCTAGCGTCCAATCGTCCGCACCATTTCTAAAGTCTTCAATCAAGAACGAAGGCCGATACGTGAACCTCAACGCCTTCCAGTAGAAGTAAGGCGCTGCCTCCATCCTTGCTCTCCAAGCATTAGCGTCTGCGTCTGCATCCGTCAGGGAGTTGCAGACGAATCCTACAGCGTTCACGCCTCCCGCCTGGTCTTGGTCTTGATTGACAGCATACGCGCTCTGGTCGTACTCGGAGTTCCCTATAGTGGAATGGACATCACCCCTTACCTGCGCAATCCATCGCCCTGTCACACGGTTGATACAGGTATCCGTCTGGTGGTCTAGGTCGTAGTTCGCACGGAACCCGGCGTAAGTCCCTGGAGCCTCCACGGCAGGGATTCTGTCCATGACCTTATACTGGTCATCATGCACAACATTACCAAGGCTGTTGACGAACGGCGGGACAGTTTCGGGGCCGTTGAACGGGACTATCGAGCACTGAGCATTCTGGCAGTTCTTCGGATACGGAGCGCCGAACGGGCCGTATAGATTCCCCTGCACATCCCACAACCTAGAGGCGTTCGCATGCATCTTGATTCCGAACTGCACGCCCTGGTTATTCAAGACGTAACGCTGGCACGTCGCTGTGCCATGACCTGGGGAAACGGAGCCGGATAACCAATCCGGGGTAGGCGCACTATCAACGTTCGTTGTGGGCAGGTTGACAGTCCCTGTTTGAGACGTGCATGGGATAGGACTGCCGCATATCGTTGCATCCAACGTGACACTGCGGGAACCAGCCGTAGCGCCGATTGGGATAGGCGGTTCGCCTGGCGGCGCTGCCTCAAGGCCTGCGTAAACTTCAGCCGTAACATCCTTGTCAGTCTTCTGAGGGTCGCCCGTCCAAGCCCCGAGGTCATATGACCAATCGACCTCACCACAAGTGACATGGACTGCCCCATTACCATCATCGGGGAATCCAGCATACCACTCGAAGTCAGCAGACAGGAAGTTCTTCCCGTCAGGGATGGGCTTCCCCCAACTCGGGTCTTCGGTAGAATCCCTTTGCGGAGTCCACGCTTTGCGAATCGCCGTTACGTCTGTAGGGTTTCCCTCTTCATCGTAGTTGATAACCGAGTCGATGTAGTCCGTGTGCCACGGCTCTTCTCGAATGAGACACATGAGGCGGCAGGGAAACCCCATGGATATGTGGCAACTCGTGGGAAACGAACTCCACTCGGTATCATGGTAGTTAGCGTAATCGTCGTAGTATGCATACTTGACCGTCCCAACCTGGTAACTTTCGCTAACAGAGGGTTCTACTCCCGGACCGGACAATGTGATGAAGAGGTATATCCCCCGGCACTGCTGATTACCCTCCATCCAGATAGCACCGCTTGGCCCTATCGTCACGGTGCATACCAGACCGCCTACGTTCAATGTAGCATTGCCCATGGTATACCACGCTGGGCGTGCGTCGCCCCACGTGGCCGTCATTGTTCCTTGGCCGACGGACTTAGTTCCGGTATCTACTAACCACTCGTGGATAGGCATTACAGAGGCGAACCAGGGTTCAACGGGGTAGAACCCATGATGATGTCAGAACGCTTGATGGTGATATACCGCTGTATTTCGTTCGATGTTACGTTCTTCAGGGACGGACGCGCTGTTACAGCCAGTGGGATATCATCGTCTTCGTCAATCCCATTGTCCAACCCGTCGAACAAACCATCTGAAGACAGCTTGTTGTCAATAGAATACTCGTCACCTAGCGGCATATGAACGCTCCCTCGTAGATTGAGGTTGACTCTGCTATGTAGTTACACGAACGGGAGAAGGTTCCGTCAGCATCCTTCTTCACATCCCACGACATACGGGACACCTTCATATCCCCTATCTCGGGAATGTTTATCCAGTCCCCGGGGTAGACCGATGAATCGAACTCGGCCTCGAACGAGAACACGAACGTCCTGTCCATCGTTCCTCTTCTACTCATATACGCGCAGAGTTTGGAGAATGCAAGTGTGTCACTGTTGACATACTTATCAACCTTTGAAGCCGGTTTTCGCACTCCCAGCCAGTTCTGCGGGCGCGACATGGAACCGGCTAATGTTCTATCCTGAGAATCGCTGTCGTATATTGTCATACAGGTCAGCACTTCGTTGACAGGGACAGAGGTGTTCTGCGGGGTTTCTCCCTTGAGTGTCGCAAGGTATACAAGTGACAACTCGTTCGCCTCTGGAGGGTCTGAGCGAACTACCATCGACCGTATGATATGAGCCTCTTCGTCACTCGTGAACGTTGTCTTTTGCAACTCCTGGGCCATTGACGAATGACTCAGATAGAACTTGATAGGCGTGTTCTTGGCTAGCGCTTCAGGGTCATGGACGGATACAAACCACGTGTCCCCCGTGTAGGAATCCGCCTCCGTGATTACGTTTTTGTATGCTCCGGTCACTCTGGAGGCGAACGCTGTCCATCCGCCACGCTCGGTGACAATCCATCCTGACTGGTCAACTATCTTCCGCACCATCGCGTCCACTGTATCGCCGGAAAGCGAACGCTTCGCCACCCTTCCTGGAACGTTCACTGAAGGATACATCTTTCCTGTCAGTCCTCCAGATTCCATTGTCAACGAATAGTAAGGGATGGAATAGTTGTTGACTCCGCCTATCCCGTTTATCGCCTGTTCCATGCAGTAAGACATTGGCAGTCCATCCATGGAGAACTGAGCGACAAACGCCTGATTGTCCTTAATCCACTCGAAAGCACTGATTAACTTCGCGCTCAACGTTATGCAATAATCGCATGGGTTCATGGTTACAGTGAAGTCCGTGGCGAACCCTGCGAATATCAACCGCGCGCCTTGATATACCTTACACATCCTGAAGCAGGGTATACCCTGGTCATCACCTTCCCATGTTGCGCCCTTGCGGAGCGTTATCTCTCCTGACGCACCTGCTTCATAATCGTGGTCTATTCTCAGAGACTTTACGTCGAGAGTCACATCCAGAAAGCCAGCGGTAGGCTGGGTATACTTAACAGGGTCGAAGGTGATATGGCCTCCGTAGACGAACGGAGTATACGTCGGCTGCCCGTTGTAGGAGTGGGTTCCCGCAGTAGGACCGATAAGGACGTAATGAACCATCAGACATCTAGCCGCGCCGTCAGGCGTGAAAGTGCCCTGGTCTTCCCCAAGAGAAGAGCACTTGCGCAACGTATAGCCTATCCCGGTTCCGGACTGTATCCACCCATGCCAATCGGCGGTAAACGTCTGTTCAGTCGCAGGCGCATGCTTCAGTTCCACAGCGGGGCCGTAGTATTCCCCAATGCTGACAAATGGGCATGGTCCAGCCTGAAACATGGCTGTTCCATCCCCCTCCGTTACGCCATGCGGGAACTGCATCATCAACGGATAACCATTTGTGATGATTGATACGTTTCCCGTGTGCGAGTTGTCCTTCATCTTCGCCAGCGGCGGTTTCAGATTGGGGTCACGATACAACCAACCTCCGCCATGCGTGTGAGAGTAGAAGAGTATCGAATGTCCATGTATGGGCAGTATCAGAAGGTCGAACATCTCTCCGGCAAGGGAATCCTTACCGTCGGTGAGAGAACCGTAAGACACTTGTGTATGGGTGTCATCGTCAGCCACGAGGTCGAGCATGGCCAGTCCGTTGCCAAGGATATGTAGTTCATACTGCCCGAACTTGATGTTGACAAGAGCGCCGGAATCGCCTCGGGAACCCGTGAACAGGAACGAGAAGTAGAATGGCTGGTTGGCTTGGAAGTCCGCCTTGTGGCCAATCCATCCCGTGTAGGTGTTTAGCCTGTCAACCCAGTAATCGCCAGCAGAACGATACTGAACCTCTTGAAACAGGTCGCTATCAGTCAACGCCTTACCTGCCGGGATGGTGAACCAGTCCGTTATTCTTCCTTTCGCGTAGTTGTCACCGTTGCTGTTCTTTCCGTGAAAAACCGTCCAGTCCTTTGTAAACGGCAACGGACGCAGCATCAGAGTTCCAGACAAAGGGTCGACCCACGTCTGTTGCTCCAAATCCTTGTTCAGCGGGTTCTTAGGCTCGGTAGAGGCAACATCCCATGACTGGTAAAACCCTTGATATGCAATGGTCGGACGGTTCAAGTCCATTAGGACATGAATCTCATCAGATATCTTTGTGTCTGCCATTACCTTAACCTGACCGATGTCTTGCGGAGAACATCGTTAAGATGGCTCTGAATCCTGGAACCGATGTATGACTGGACGGTGCCAGAGCCCGAAGTGTCCACGGTAACGGCGACAGGCACCGGCGTGGCGTTAACACCTCTGAGAACGTCTCCAAGCGTCAAACCGCGATTGAGGCGTGAACCGCCGCCTGTCCATCCGCCGTAAGACAGGAATGGATTCCCTCCACCATATCCTAATCCGCCGTAGACAGAGCCTGCCTTTCCATAAGCACCGTAAGCAGGGATTGCGTCTTGCGGCGACCAGTCGTAACCCTTCATTCCACCCCAAGAACTTGCACCCACATTCGGGATTGATTCGTTCAACTGCTCGAAGAAGCTCTTGTATCGAGTCGACCAAGTATCAGTCTGCGCGGCGGGCGCTACCGCCTTGGCTACAGCCTTGGGGATGTTCTTCCCCATCGCACGGAGCATGGCTCGCTGCTTCGCCTTCTGCTTGTCGAAGGACGCCTTCCACCTAGCCTGCCCTTCGGGAGTCTGCAACGACTTGTGCAGGGCAAGCATTTCAGCATCTTTCCGCTTGTCCTTGGTATCTATGTGCTTCCACATGGAACGGCTGGCTGCCGCTGTCGCAATAATAGCCGCAGCAATCCAGACCGGAGGGCCACCTATAAACCCTCCGATTGTAGCCAGTCCATACAATGCCGGAGTCCACCCGGCGGCGCTTGCGGCTGTAGCGCCAACGGCCGACAAGGGGGAACCTGTCTTTTCATACTTGTGCGATAGATATGCCTCTGCTATGGCAGCAAGGATGTAGGGAGACAGGTTCTTCGCGCCCTTGGCTAGGTTGAGAAGGTTGCTGGGTTTCAGTAAGGACTTAGCCCCGAGCTTGACTGTCCCTCCGATACCGAGCTCACGAAACGAACCGAAGGTTTCCGCCGCGCTGGATAAGAACCGCCCGAAACGGAACCCGAATGTTCCTCTCCGTGCGAGCACAGCGTCGCGGCGTGCGGCGCCCCTCGCAGCATATTCAAGGACGCCTTCGCTACCACCGGAAGCTCCGCTTCCTGACTCTGCATATAACTCTTTCCGTAGTGCGCTCAGGTTCTTTCTATACAGGAGTTGGCGTTCCTCCCTGACTCTGAGGTCACGCAATACTGCCTCTGTTCGCGCCTTCCCTCCAGCTATATACTCTTCGCCCTTACCAGCGTTCCTGTCCGCTTGCTCGTGTATTGCCCTGAGCGCCCCAAGGGGGTCACGCGGAGGCTTTACCTGCCGGGATGGGAGGATTCTCCCCTTCCCCTTGGGAATAAGGAGCTCCGGACCATGTTCTCCGACGATGTAAGGCAGGCCATCTTCGACCGGGCCACCAGACGCTCTGTGTGAAGCGCGGTAGTAGTTCAATCCCGCCGCAGACGCAAGGAGTAATGCCAATGGCGGAACCGACTTCATTCCTACACCTAAGAGAGGTTTCGCGACTCCGTTGTAAAGAAGGCTGCCTAACGTTGCACCTATGGTGACATCGCGCAGAGAACGTCCGAAAGGCGAAGCCTTCTTCTCGTTGAACATGAAGGCGTTCGCTATCCCTCTGACTGGCTTTGACTGAGCGAAGTTGCCAAGCGCCTCTACGCTCGGTTTTAGGAACCTCCATACATCACTCGCAGTTGACGCCATACTCTGCATGGCCGGGATAAGGTCGTCACGCACCGTGACGGCCGTGGCGGCAATACCGGCGGTGATACTGATGAACGTCGTTCGCAGCTTGTTAAGGAACTCACCGCTGCTGAAGAGCTGGTTCAGCCGTTCCAACCATCCAGAAGAAGCCAGCTTGCCCCCAAGCGTCTCGACGATATCCGTCAACTGCTTCAGAAGCGCTTGTAATCCAGGAGAGATAGCGTCATACACGTTGCCAAAGACGCGGGTCAGGGCGTCTTTGAAGTTTGACCATTTACCTTCAACCGTCCCCATCAACCTATCCATCATGCCGGACGAATGCTGACTCATATACTCTAGCATGGTGTCCAATGCCGAGTTGGGGTTGGTGATTGTCGTTCCACGGGAACCGCCGAACGCAGTAGGATTCATCCGCGCCAATATCTCAGGCCGGATGCCGAACGGAACCATCCTGCGCCACTGCCCCATCATGGCGTCTTCGATAGCCAAGGCAATGTCTTCAAAGTTCTGCCCGTAAGCGGCTGCGTAGTTCCCGATTATCTTCATCCTCTTGGGAGTAGGGTCAATGCCTATCCGCTTCATGGCAATGAAACCCTTGAACGTATCGGGAAGGTCGAACGGGGTTTCCTTCGCGTATTCGCTAATCATGGCGAATCGCTGGCGCGCAATCTTCTGGTTTCCCTTATACAGTGTGATAAGGGAGGCGCGCATCTTGTCAAACTGAACGCCTGTATTGATTATCCCCTTAGAGAGATAGCCAGACACCAGACCGCCAGCGACAGTAGCGCCAAATCCGAGCAACGTTCCTATACCAAGCGACTGGACCAGTCCGCGGGAAAACTGATGGACTGGAACCGTCGTTGTTCTTGCAAACCCTTTCCATAGAGACGTTGCTCTCCGGAGCTCAAGGTTAAGCTCTCTCAGCGCGTCTCTATCCTTGCGGATGGCCGCAGCGCGCGACCTGCCGCCGATATCCGACGTTGCGCGGGAGGTAGCCCTAGAAGTAGAGGCTACAGTCGCCTGTAGCCTCTCAAAGTGTTTCTGTAACTTGACAATACCGTTCAGTAAGTTGTTGTCAATGGATGTCTCTACGCTTATGAGACTCATCGTCTGCCCTCACTAGCTCCAACGCCACGTATTCCGCAAGCAACCTGGGCGGTAGTTCATCGGGATGCCTGTGGAGGTATTTCGCTGAAGTTTCCAAGCACAAACGCCTCCACAAAGCATCAGGACTGCCGCCCTCTAGTCTTTTTTTGCCGCCTCGACTTCCTCCTCCCCCTGCTTCCCTATCGCGTTGCTTATCTCCATAAAGACAGGGAAGTTCCGCTCGGCCATAACAAGCGCCTGAGCGAAAGAGATTTTGGGCTCGACTATAAGCTGCTCAATCATCGTGGCGCTCATGATAACGCCATCAGATGGTTTGAGCTCCAGCGTCTCACCGCCAACCTTACAGGTGAAGGGGGTTCCTAGATGGACTAGCTTAGTCCTGTTGTCAACCTGTTCCGACAAACGGTAAGCCAGTCCGGCAGACATAATCCACCTTGCCTTCAGAACAACTCCGGAAGACAGCTTAATCTCGTAAGTGTCTTCCGGCCCATGACCGGGGGGAGGGGTGAGCAACCCCTCCACGACCGGGTCAAGAATGTCGTTTGCAGCACTCTTCGTCATTTGTTACTCCGTCCAGACGATGGCCGTATTGTTAATCTTCACTTCGCCGCAGGACTCAGCCTGCACACGAATCTCATGACCTTCACGACCCATCTGATACCCTACACTCGTAATGTAAAACTTACCAGAAAAACTAACCTCTCCGGACGGGGTATCTCCACCGTAACCCTCCGTCCCGTCGTAGGGCTTGACCGTTACGTCAAGTAGTTTGCCAATCTGAAGAAATGTCCCAAGCCCTGCCCCAGAAGCATTTTCTACGGCCTCTGTGAACGACAGAGACGCACTCATCGCGATTGGCTTCGTGGTCTTCCACCTATCACGGATTGCCGTGTTGTCGGCCGTCTCCATGGTGATGTCAATGGTGGCGTCTTTGACCCTAGTCACAAGGTTCGATATATCGCCGACCACCATATAATAGCAAGTCCCGATAACTCTATCAATCTGCATTTGAATCTCCTTAGAGGGCTATCAACCTGTCCGGCTGCGCGTAGAAGTGAACCGGGCCGTTGGTCACCGTTCCTGCATTGTAAACTGCATCAATGCAGAGAGGGACGATATACGGGCTGTTTGTAGACGTGTAGGTGTTGATAAGGTTGTCTGTTACCGTCACGGTTCCTGTAGCCAAGCTGTCGATGGATACAATCTCGTGAAGGTCGTCCGACTCATATACCAACGCATATGTGCCTGCCTTCAGGGCTGTGACACCTCCGGAACACAGTATCGTCTTCTGGCCGCTGGCAGCCGTAGTAGTGATGGGACACTTCCCAACTATCGTATGCTTATACTGCGCAGCGCCAGCCAAGGAAACATCAACGACGTTCGTAAGGTTCGTGGCACCCGTTACTGGCGCCTGCGTCAGCGTTAGCTTCAGGCCTGAAGCCGACGTGGACGCTACCGCATTCACACCAAGAACCACACCGCCGATACACCGCGTTTTGTCGATTATCCCATCGACCACTGTCCCGGCAGATGCGGCAACCGAACCGAACTCGTGATACCCGGCGCTCGAAGCGTCAGTATCTACCGTGGCTAGGGTGCCCTTCGGATAGATATACTTCGCGCTAATCGCGGATGCCGAACCCCGCGCATCCCTCAACGTCTCCGCGAAGTCCAGAGGAACCCGCTTCCCAGGAATCAACGTGTTGATAAATCCTGTCCACGTCGCCTGCGACAACCCCTGTGCATAATACTGCTCGTGGTAGATGAACCACTGTGCCAACGTGGTCTGCGACCACGGCATACCTGCCGCTAGAAGCGTGTCAATCGCAGTCATCGCAGTGCCCTTGACGATATTCTCATAAGTCTCGTCCTGCGCCCCATCTACCTTCGTCCAGAACGAGTTCCCGCTTACGTTACCACGCGAGTTCTGCCGTATCTTTGCGATACGGTTAATCTGCGCAACAACTGCCGGAGTTACTGTTGACAGACCGCTCATTTTCTCTTCCCTTCGACTGCGTTCAGAATGTCTCTCCGGCAGTCACGGAGCGTGTAATCAATGGTATACCCATCTCTTGCGTATACCGTGTTGTTGTCCAAGGCGAAACTTTCGGCTATAGCCTGCCTCACCGGACGCGCTATCATCAACGGCTGCGTTTCCCCGTTCAACGCGAACGCATGTCTGGACGTGTTTATCAGGGATACACGCTTTCCCTTCTTGGTGTCCTTTATGGAATACCGCCAAGCGTTGTGAAACGAACCTGTCTGCTTATTGATGATATATGGACGGTTCCGCAGGAACTCGGCAATGGGAGACAGGAAGACAGGGAAATGCGCGTAAGGGTGCCCAAACTTTTCCGACCCGAAGAGCCCCTTGTCCACAAAGGTTTTCGGGCTTTTCGTCCTGCGCATATCACGCAGTGGCATGTATTGGGTTCCCGTAAGAGCCCTTGCCATGTCATACATGGCAGCGCCAGTCTTCGCCAACGCCCTATCCCGGGCATGCACCATGCGCCGGGTTGCGTTTTTGTCCAGGATTCCAGAACCGCGTATCCTAAGATACGTAGGATTCAGAACGCTTTGCGGTTCCCAAGATGCTACGGCATCCTCGAATGCTTCAGCCGCAACCTCGTTAGACTCGGTTTCAGCCATGCGCTCCAAATAGGCAGGAGCCTCCTCCTGCCAACGCATAGTGCCGATGTCTGTTATGAGGCGGAAGTCACTCACTAGTCTCCTCGACAGCGATGCTGATATCAACGCAGCCTACGTTCAGTTCCAACCCCCTGTCCCTGAACGCATTCTCAAAGGTCGGGACACGCCACGATATCCTGTTGACCGTCACCTCCCGGCAGGTGCCGACTCCACCTACCGGGAGATGAGTGATGGCCAACTCGCTTGCCAGCGAAGCTACGTTTGCCCGCGTCATTGCAAGGTAGTTCACTGACCTTTCCGGCGTGTCAATATAGTATACCGACAGCGGAATGCTCGTTGACCACACGTTCATGGCAGCGGTTCCACGGGAAACCGAGGCTGAAGAGGCATCGACAACAACATATGGGAATGAACCGTTCTCCGCAGTTGTCTCGACAACATCCATACCTGCCTCTTGAATATTGCCTTTTGGAACACCCCATGTGGAAGAGATGAGTTCCTTCAATCCCTCCATGCAAAGATTGACGTTAAACACCTGTCACCTCTTCGCCGCCTATCTCAAAGTGCGGGCAGGGGGCATCGCTGAAGTCTTTAACTAGCTGAACCGAGAAAGTCTTGCCCGTGTATCTTCCTGTAGTCACCCGCACCCTATCACCAATGTTGATAACAGGGGTGCTATCCGGAGGTGTGAATATCCGCACCTGAAGACTCTCTGTCGCTATGCCCATGAACGATACTGCAAGCTCCTTGTCGAGAGGTTCAATCAAGCATGGGCATCCGAGAATCACTTCTTCAAACAGGTCGGCCAACCGTTCACTTGCGCTACGGTTGACCTGCCTGTTCTGCACGTGCAGAACATCCTTGTAAATCATCTGTCCCACCCCGTCAGATTCCCTTGCTCCACCACGCTTCCGCCGATATCATTCATTGTCTGCTCGAAGGGTGAGGCCGCGCTCACCCTCTGAACCGCAGAAGCACTCTTCAGATACGGAGCTATCATATCAACACCCTGCTGTGCCAGCCGCTTTCCGCTGGCGCCCCCTTGATATGACTGAGTTCCGTATTCCGTTCGCATCGTCCCCGAAGTGACAGCCGTCACCGCACCTGCGGAGATGGATTCGGGAGAAGCTGCGTCTCTCGTTGTCCCTGCGACTATCAACGTCACTCCTGCGTTGATAACCGGGAGTATCGCGGTATCGTTCAGATACACGTCATCTATTATGGACGCGTAATACTTGCTATAGAATGACGTTAACCCAGCTATTCGAGTATCTTCGAGCGTTCCTATTATCCCTGCGAGTGCTTTGACCTCAGTTGCATCTACAACGATAACACCAGAACCTACGGGTGTTCCTATCCAACTCATAGCGTCACCTCCAACGAGTCGAAGTTAAACCCGTCCTTACTGGCACGAAGAACATACTTAACGCCAGTGTTTAGCATGAATGGATTCTCAACCACACCGGAGGAGTTCGTCACTCTTGACTCAATCGGTTGAACTGAATCATACAGGAATATTGTAACCCTGACATCGGCCATAGGCGAACCACCGACATCCGTTATCGCAGGCGGTGTATACGGAGTATCCCCCGAACCTGTCGCCCCCCAAGGCCCCGCTCCATGCGTCCCGGAAAGTTGGCTGTCAATCTGTGCCGCCGTCGGCGCATTGCCCGTCGGCGCTTTAGCCAAGGCACCTGTTGTGAAGCGGCTTACATCCCCGTTCGCTTCCAGCGTGGTGTCTAACTTCTCCACCACGGCCATCATGTCCGTCTGCGTCTGCGCATCGCCGATGGTGGCCGCCATCTCGGTGCCCAGCCATCGCCCGATGGTGCCGGTGCCGGTGAGGCTGGACTTTGCGATAGCCCACACTGCCGCTGCGGCATCGGCGACCAGGCTCCCGAAGCTGGAGAGTGTGCGCGTCCCCGCAGCCCAGACGGCAGTAGCAATGTCCGCAGCCGTCGGCGGCGTGGTGTATGCCGCCGCACTCAGGGCAGTCTTCGCCGCGTCGTAGGCCGCGGTCAACGCCATCGCGCTCCCCACGGCCGCAGGACTTGCGGGCAGGTTGTCGGTCTTGGCCTTGATGGCCGTCACTCCGGCGTTGTCCGGAGCCGTGTAGGACGCCGACGCCAGGCGGCTTGTGACTGCCGCATCAAGCCGGGACAGTCCCAACGCGGCAGCATCCTGCACGTTGACCGCAACAACCTCCCATAGACTGTCCACAGGGTCGGCTCCCGTCGCCGTTGCGTGGAGGATGAGGGGGCCGAGTGTATTGGTATCGGCCGCGTTGCCAGCGACCTTATACCAACCGCTTCCAATCTCAGTGACAGCACCAGCAGGTGCCGAGAAACCTCCGCCGCACTTACTGAGTGTCACACTCGGGGACAGCCCGGTTTTTGCAGTCAGATGGTCGGAACTGTCAACCATCAGAAAGAGGAGTGGTGTGGAAGACGTGCCCTGCTGAATCAACATATTGCACCCCGAGAGCCAGCCCGCAGGCCAAGTGACCGGCGGAACACGATTGACGCGGGAATACTGTAGAACGGGAAAACCTCCGGCGGCTGGAACATGGAATAGGGCTCCGCGCTAACCCACGCTATCTCCTGTTGCGACAAGGCCCGAGCCCACGTGTAACTGTGTTCCGTCACCGGCTGATACCCCGAGCCACCGAATGCCCCCATACGCACCCATTTCCCACCCGTCCGCGGCCATGTGAGGGACGTTGTCCCCGCGCTTCCAGTCGCCACGCCGCCTTGAAACAACTGTATGGTTTTGGCTTCGGCATCAAAGGTGAACGCCAGCTTTTGGTAAGACAAAGTGCCATATGTGTCGATGCCGTTGACGGTCGTGCGGTCGTTCCACCAATCAATCCGGGGGTGTGTGACTGTATAAGCTTGATACAGTCTCCACATACAGATGTTGTCGCCACCCGCCCAGTACCCGTGGAATAGTAGATTCTGTTGGTTGATGTCTCCATTCCGCGCAGATGTTGCGACGGTGATGGAAGGAATCGAGGCTCCACTAACCGCCTCGATTCGGGGGGATACCGGAGTTTCCCTGGTGCCATCCCCGCCGAACCAACATCCAGTTGTGCACGGCATTGATACGTTCGCAGAAGCCAACGTCCCAGACGCCGTGTCAAGATTAGCTCCCATATTCCCGGGAACGCAGGCGCTAACCAGCCCCCTCGCAAGCGGATGGCTCCAGTCAATGCGTGTTCCCGCAGGCGGTTTCAGGACGCCCCAGTAACTCACGCTATTTCCTCGCTGTAGAGGCGGTAGGAGACCTGTGTGGCAGAGTCGCCAGTGTAAGTTGCCTGCCCAGACTGGTTGTCGAACACGAACTTGAACTTGCAGGGCGGCGCTTGCAACCTGAGAACTGCAACCTTCTGCGCGGTGTTGACCGCTCGCACGGGGATGGCCGCGATAAATGCCGTGGCGGGAGGGGCAACTGAGCCGTCACCGTCAGCATAGTTGGTTCCATCCACGGCGGGAATCAGGTAGATGTTCACCGCTGTGGTTCCAGCGGGCGCACTGGCGAAGCGTGCATCCACAACAATATCCATCCAGCGATACCGGTTGCTGGAGTTGTCGATTTCACTGCCCAAGACTCGCGCACCATTCGCCAGATTGCTTAGCGCCGACGCCGCGAACGCAGCGGTATAGGTGCCAGGACTTCCCCACTTCACGGTTGCCATTTCTATTTATCTCCTCAGACACTCAAGAATCTCCATCTGCTTACGATGGTCATCCCTTGTCTCATCGAGCGAACGTGAAACTTTCTCCAGAATTTCCGCAGACTTTGCGGCCGTCTTCATGTATTCCTCGACTATCTCACACTGCTTAGTATTAATGGAGTTCACTTGCGCCAGGAACGCGCCCATCATCGTCTTAACCATGTAGGTTATGACCGCCATGACTCCAGTTATTGCCGAGGAAACGATAATCTCTGATTGCATTACAAGGCGCTCTTCCTATTCAGTATCCGCGTCCTGTAGACAACAGAATCATCGGACATTGCCATAAACTTCAGCGTACACTCAGCCTTCGAGAATGTCAGTATCCAGTAGCCAGGAACAGCCTCAGTGACAGGCTGTAACCCAGTGCCTCCGGTCGGGGCGTGCAGCTTAATCCACGTCCCCGCCCCCGGCTGGTTGGTGGAATCGCAGAGGGTGAAGATGTTCCTGTAATCACCGCCGTCAGCCGGTGTTCCCAGATTGAGATGTGTGGTCGCGCCGTTGATATTGACTATCGCAGGAGAGTTAGTATGTCCCGAGATAGCCAACTGCACTCCATACTCTTCGCACAAAGCCTGAAGCTCAGAACGGAAGCCGAGGGGTTCAAAGCTTCCTCCAAGGCTAGGATACCCAAACGCTGGGTAATGGCATAGGAATATTCTCCACGCCTTGTGAGGCGCGTCCAGCGCCTTCCTGAGCCAATCCAACTCTGCGCTCCAGTCGGAATGAACCGACCACCACACGTCTATAGCGGCAATACGAAGCATTCCGAAGTCGGCGATTCTGCCGTAGGACTTGCCGACGCTTGCGGAGTTGGGAATCTCTTCAGCAACGCCTACCCTGCCGTAGAACGCATCGGCGTCATGGTCATCGAACCAGTCATGGTTCCCGCCTATTGTGAGGATAGGGCATTTTGCCGTCAGAGGCTTCAGCGCCCCGATGTTTCTCACCCATTCCCAACGGTTGCTATCCGCGTCCTGATAGTCATCAACCGTGGGGAAGAAGTCAGACGAACAATAGTTCGTAATATCTCCAGCCTGCAATACCAAGTTAGGGTTCTTGGCTGCTGCTGTCGCAGGCAGGACGTGAAGCGCCCGGTAGCTCTGGGTGTCCCCTATCCCGACAACCGTGAGGGTATCATCTTCGTCGGGAATAGTCGCATGGTAAATCTTCCCTAGCCATGTTCCCCGGGCGTCTGCGTAACTAATCTGGTAGTAGAAGTCACCCGCCGCGACATCAGGGAGTTCGCAGTGGTTCGTATAACTCAGGCCGTCCACGGTATCTATCGCGGACTGCGTCATCAGGATTTTGTCCGTAAGCTTCGTGCTTGTAGTGCCCCATGCTAGGGTTGCGACGGAAGGAAGCACGGATGTGGTAACTACACCTATTCCCTTCCCGCCCATCGGCCGCACGGCAACCACAGGGTCGCTCTGCATTGCCCCATCCGTCTCATCCAGCGACACGGACACGGCACCGATGTCTACGACAGCGTTAACCTGAGTTCCGCCGGGGTTATTCGCGCATCCCAGACGCACCTTCGTCACCGGGCCAGTCATCAGACCATGGCTGTAGGATGTCGCCAGGTCAGTCCCTGCGTCGAAGTTCGGGTCAAACGAGCATTTGACCCCATCCACCCACAACTCACCGGTAATCTTCGTGGTCGCGTATGCCAGCCATCCGGATGTTCTCCATCGTATTTGCGACCACTCACCAGCGTGGCAAATGCCATCCGTGCAATACATGGACGTGGTGATGGCCGTCGTGTCAGACCACCGCATCGTCTTGTTTTTGTTTGGCCCGGCGGAGGGATACGGCGAAGCTGCATCCTGAATGATTATCTGAACACGCCCGTTGAGCCCAACGCCCGTCCTTCTCTGGATGACTAGACTGTAGCGCTTATCCGTCATGTAGAGGGAGCAGACGTATATCCCTTTATTAGCCGGGAGGTCAGCCGGGTTGAACCTCACCCAGAACGTGACGTCTATCACATCTGCACCTGTCGTTGTGACAGGAACATCTACACACGCGTTCTGAGTCCCAGAGGCGGCGCTATTGAACGTGAAGCGCATAGAGGTGTCATTGCCAGACACCCCCTTGCAGGCTCCCGCCACGGTAGCGACGGAGTTTCCGGCGTCTATGACAGGAGTGAGCGTAAGTCCGCCGTGTGAGAAGTTCACCCCGTTGGAGTAGCTCACACCAGCCGCCGCGGGGTTCAACACCAAAGGACTAGACGATGTTCCAACTGCCCAGGACATTAGCCTACCTCATACGCTACCCAAACAGTGGGAGCCGTCGAGCCGCCGAGAACAACAGCCAATCCGGTAGTGACCTTAGCGTGGAAGAGCAAACTTGCATTGGCTACAACCGCTGGAGCCGGGAGCTCCGTTCCTGTTCCGTCTGCTGCGTTGGAATCATAGACGGCGATTGTTCCGCCAGTTCCTACCCCCGTAACTATCATCCCAACATACGTCCCGGGTGTGTCAACGCCTGCCGCGCCGAAGACAAGGGCCGAAGCAGTCAGCTTAGTCCAAGTATAGTTATGGGTTGTTACGAGCCTATCAAGAGTCTGGTCGAAGCCGGGAATACCTTCGGGGGAAACCGCGACACTTCCCGTATTCGTGACGCGGACAGGTCTTACGATGTAGGTGGACGTTTCGCCCTTAATCAGAGACATCTTGCTACCTCTATTCACAAGATTGAAACAAGGGAGGGGAGTCAACTCCCCTCCCTTGCGTCAGGTGCTGCGGCTGACGGGTTAGGCTACTCCATCGGCACCTACGATGGTGGCGGGATGTCCCGCCCAATAGTCTTCAACCTTACGGCAACCGAAGGTGTATACGTCGCGCTCGAACACGTCCGAAGAATCCTTCGGGTCGGTCAGCGCAACATACTCATCCGGCTGATTCGGATTCGTCACCACGGCAACAGGACGCTGCGGGCCGCTGCAATCGGCAACGAACCAATAACCATCGGTGAGCAGTGGAAGCTCAACGGGAATAAGTCCGAGCTTCATCACGTAAGACGCAATGTCACCGGTGTAAGACGCCTGAATCTTGGTAGGAGTATTCAGCGCCTCCCACACGGAGTCAGCAATGTTGGTTGCGAATCCGATATGGGTCGCCCTTTTCCCCATGAGGTTGCCCTGGTCATCCTTGACTGCCGCAAGCCTCTTGCAAGCAACCACGAGGTTTGCGCTGCTAAACGCACCGTTCGCGGATGTGCAGAGGCAGTTCGCCCAGTTGCCAGAACTACCCCAAACGTGGGGAGCAGCCGCGCGCGACGTGAGGGAGCGGGGAGTAGCCTCCCAGTTGACCTTGTGATGCGTGGTCTGACCGCTTGCGGCGATGCAGGCGTTCAGGAACTCCTGAACCTTGACATCGCGATGGTCGTTAATGCCGACAGCCAAGGCGTTGAGCTTGTCTCTGAGCTCGGAAGTCCGCTGGTAAACCAGCAAGTCCCTTCCGATATCAACAGTCAACTCCCACTTCTTCTGACCGAGAGAAGCGGTGTATTCATACATGTTCTGCCGAGTCCGCTCATCCACGAACTCACGCATCTTCGGCGTAGCGCCCCAGAATGCGTAAACCGGGATAAGGTCGGTGCTCGGAATCTCCATGACGAAGGGTGCAGTGATGTTGGCCGGTTTGTTCCGGTCTAGCGCGCCAGCGAACTCGTATCTAAGGTCGCTGGACGTGATATGCGCGTTGTTGGCGTTTGTTCCAATCATGCGAAAATCTCCTTACGCGGCGTATCCGTCGATGCGAACCCATACGGATGCAGTAGTCGGCCCGCACTTAACAGCCTTGCCGACCTTCACTGCGTTGCTCAGGGCGCTTCCCTGAACGTGAGTGGCGTCGCTTGCCAAGACCTCAGTTCCAATGTTGATGTTCGTTCCCCAGGCGTCAGATGCGCCGATGGGGAAGCAGAACAACCCTTTCTTCTTGACCTGAACGGTCTTAGTGCCGTCACCCACGACGGTGTCCAAGGCTACACCAGCGAAGACGGAACTGGCGGCCTGCGCCGCACAGTTCCGGATGGTAACGGCGGCACCGGAGGTCTGCACGAGGTCGCCTTCGGTGACTGTCTGGCCACTTAGGACAACCTGCGCGACGATATTCCCATCCTGATAACTCGGCACACTCATTTCTTACTCCTTAATGAAAGTGTAGTTCTTGCGCAGTTCCTTGAGCGCTTCTGGGGTGATGCTAAGTCTCTGTGCCCTGTCCTCATCAGACTGAGAAACATCCTCTCCCTTGTCCTCAAGACTCTCGGTGAAGAGAGTTTCCTTGGAACAAGCCTCCAGAATGGCGATGAGCTCACTCTGGAGTGTAACGCCCTCGGACAACTCGATATCCTGCGGCAGTGCTGTCAGCAAAGCTGTCAGCTTGTCGCGGATACCCGGAGGAACGGTAGAATACTTCTCGTTCAGAAGCGCCACGTTAGCCTTCAGTGCCTTAATCCGCTCCTTGGCTAGTTCCGCCTGCGCATTCTTCAACTGCTCCATCACCTCATTCGCCCGCTTATCAATCTCTGCGGTCAGATTCTCATCGTTCTTCTCGGCCTTCTGTTCCCCCTTGAAGAAGGCCGTAGCGCTCTGAATCAGTTCGGTGATGGGGTTCTCTTTCTTTTCGTCGTTCATGTCTACTCCCAACTCGGAAACAACTTCAACAGTGTCAGTGGCCTCACCTTGAGACATGATGGCCGCTCCCTCAACGCGGGGATTGTCCACCAGACTAACCTCAAAGATACGCTCGGGATGCCGCGTATCGTCGCTAAGTCTTGTGAGGCCAATGCCAAGACTCAACTTCTTTGTCAACAGTAGCGAAGTTATCTGCTCATTGATATGAGCAGTTCCCTTCAACCATTCGCCTTCAACCACAAACTCATCAACGAAACCAAAGTCTGCAACAGGAGGCTGGTGCATATTCCAAATGACAGGCGGAGGCTCTGCATTCTGCCTGTCGGCTACATTTCGCAAGTCTGCGACTGTAGCCGTAAAGTTCTTGTCTGGATAATCACCAGCCTTCAACAGCCATGCTGGCCGTGTGATGTAATACATATCAACCTCAGTATTCCAAGTTGTCACTTCGACTGTTCCCCTACGGGCTCTTCGGGGATATTCTCAGGATTGTCATTCCCCTGGGGCTCTCTTTCGAGCGTTTTCCCCTCTTCAAGAGGCGGGAGCCCCATCATCTCGCGAATGAATGTCTCTTCGGGATTGACAATACCAGCATTCGTAAGCTTTTCGAATACCGACGCTAACGCCTCAACTTGTTTATCCTCCAATGGTCCGAGTGTAATGGAAGGAGGCAACGCTTTTTCGGCAAAGTTCCACCTTGCAAGCGGGCCGATAACGAACGTTTTGAAGGAAGCGGCGATTCTGTCTCTTGCGTTCATAACGGACAGCAAAAACACGTCAAAATGAAGCTGTCCGAGGTTCTGGGAGCCTCTTTCCTTCGCATTCCCGTCTACAGCCATGAATGAACCAAGTATAGCCTTGGAAATACAACGGTCGATGTGCTCGAAGGACGAAACAAACGTCGAATCACCGCCTCTGTTGGCTTCCAAGAGGTCTACATCGGCATCATCGGGGTAGACTATGGCGTTCTGAGTCCTGAAACCGTCCAAAACCTGGAGCAAAGCCTGCTGCTGCTCCTTCGTCCAGAACTTGGGATGGCGGCCCCGGGGGGTAGGAGAGGCGAACTTGGACAGGTAGACGGCAAAATCCTGGCATGCCTGCACCTTTATCTGCCACCACTTCCACGCTCCGCGCAGTTCTGACTCTCCTTGAGGGTCTTCATACCGTGGTCGGAGGATGAAGTGCCAGAACTTCTCATAAGGAAGCAACTGCGTGCTGTTGAAGGAGGGGGCAAGGCCGACTATGTTCATGAATCCGTCGGTTTTGAACAGCACGGAGTCCGGCCTCTTATGTTTGAAGCGCTTCACCTTCCACAATCCGGTTGCTTCCGTGCCTCCGTAGGTGATACCGTCGCCTGGCTGGACGGTATCGAACAATATCTCTTGCACGCTGAACCCCATTGCAACGGCATCCATGGCCGAAATGAAGACATCTCTCAACTTCTGGTTGGAGAGATTGCTGAACATGCTCTCGAAGAACTCGCGCTGCTTCTCAGATTCCTCGTAGCGAGGGTCTTCCGTGTTAGTAATGCACCCTGTGAACGCGATATCCTTGCTCGTGGTAGCATACTTAATCAGTCGCAGGCAGAGCTGAACCTGCCCATCAGACTGCATCCTGAGATATTCGGATATACCGCGCGAACCTAGAACATCATCTACATCTGAAAGCCCTATCTTGGTTAACTGAGTCGCGACAGAAGAGCGCGGCAGAAGTTCCCCTGTTACCGGCTTTGTAGCATTAGACTTTGTTGCCATCAATCCCCCTTAACGACGTGAACACTATATCGTTAGGTGTCCAAGTCTTGATTCTCCTGCACATCTCCTGCCCAATGGCTGCGGCTATCACCAAGTCATCATGATATCCCTTCGGAGCGCTCATGTGACCGCCTCCGTTGTCCTGGAAGAAATACAACTGCCAGTATAGCAACGGGTCTAATACTTCGAGATAGCCAAGACGAAGGACTTCCTCAAGATGGTCTATCATCATTGGCTTCGTCCATAAGTTTGTATTCCACCCCACCCTTCTCTCTTTCCTCTTGAAGTCCTTCCGCTGCCGCTGGAACTCGTTCGTAGTCTCTTCAACATACAGATTCGGAGTCCCAAACTCTATCAGCTTCTGTATTACGGCGAATCCATGGTTGTTGTTCTCCACACCATGAAGAGAAGTAGGGTAGATTCTCGCTACCGTGTCTATCACGCTTGCCATCTCATCAACCTTCAACCGCCGGTTGAACGAGAATACCTGCCGCCCATTCGTCTTGTCCCATCCCACACCGGAAGAGAAGTCACGGTTCAGGTCTCTGTCCATCACCCCCTGCGCTATATCCCACCCAAAACCGTAGGTGTGAGAAGAGTCTGGCAAATCCCACATCTGCACCCCTTCTATCCTCAACGCTTCAGGCAGGCTCGCAAACGGCAATGGCGCCTCTTCAGGCTTAACCAGTATCTCCCTGTCAAATACAGGAGAACCAGACTGCAAAAACGCCTCTTCGGCTGTCGCAGGATACTCCTGACGGACAGAACCCTTCAGATTGACCTTCTGCCGCTCATACCACTCCGCATCACGCCCCGGAACCACCCACCAAGGATAGAACATCGTATGAAACGTGTTCTTCCCCTCCACACTCTCAAACCACTGCTCCTGAAACTTGTTCCCCATCCCATAAGCCGTAGACACCTCTATCAACAGACAGTTGTCTACAGCAGGCGCTATCGACAACCACGCCTTGTCCGCAAACGGGTGCTTCGCCCATTCATCAAGAAACACCATCGAATACGTCTCCCCAGAACCCGCATTCTCCGACGATGTCTCCGCCTCTATCAACGAATCATTGTCAGGCCACGATATCTTCATCGCATTCTCAGGCTTGGAAACCGTCACCTTCATCCATTCAGGCAGGTTCTTATACATAAACTTCACCCGCCCTATCAGGTTCTTCGCCAAGTCCTCATCTATCGCGATAACCAAACCGTGCTCATACTCATGGAACATGCACTTCCATAACATGAACGCTAGAACCGTCCACGTCAGCCCCAACTGACGCGCCTTCAGGCATATAACCTTCTCATTCGCCCGAAACCTCCCTATCGCATCAACCTGAAAATCCCACAACTCAAACTTCAGCCGCCTTTGGGAACGATAATCCAAGATGTAAACATACTTCCGAATGAAGTATACTGGGTCTGCCTTACATCTCAATACTTCCGCTATCTGCTCTTGCTCTGTCATGAATAACCTTTCTCATTCCGGTAAACCAGTCGCAACCAAAAGC